TATCTTCTCCAATGTGCTGTAAATGTTGCACCTGAACCGATAGTTGAACCTGTGTATCCGTCTAATGAAGTTGAACCGATAGCTGCAGGAGTTGAAGTATCTACTGACAAGTAGATGATACCGTCAGCGTCACAAATGTTATCGTAATAACCACCTGGACCTGAACCTGGGAATGCAGCTTGTGATTGTGTTCCATACTCTACAATACCTTTACCGTATTTTTGAGTTACTACGTTAAAGTTCCAATATTGAGCAGGAGTATCTGAATCTACTTCTAATGAAGCTAAGAAATCTTCAGTATCCATTTCTTGACCTTCAGGTCCGATTAATTTACCAGCACCAGCATTAGAGAAACCTGTTAATTGGAAAATTAATTCCTTAACATTTGCACTCGCAACTGAACCAGTACCTCCTGTAGCGAGAGATAATGCCTCAGCTAATGTAGTTACAACTAAATCACTACCTGACCATTTAACTGGTATGATATTTGATGTTAATGCAGTGTAAGCACCTTTTGAATAGTCAAATAATCCAGCAGGATCAGAGTTTGGTGCTGAACCTTCGTAGAAACGGTCATACAAGTTTTTACCTGAACCGTATCCTTGTCTTGGATCGTTTTCACCAGCATTTACTGCCTCAGGAGAACCGATTGGAGCGTAGTGCTCACCGTTGTTACGGTTCTGAATTTTAGGTACAAAGTAGAACAATTTACCGATTGGTAAGTTCATCGCTTGTACAGATACGATATCATTAGCTAATAATTTAGAGAAAACTCTTCTAATGATAGGGAAAACAACTGTTTCAAATGAACCTGAGTTATCGGAAGCAGATGCTTCGTTGATTAGGTGAGAAGCTTGGTTTTCATATAATTGTGCCATGTTCTCTTTTACGTGTCCTTTAAGACCTTCTAGGAATCCTAATTTATCCCATTTGTTAATTGTGTCTTCTTTGATAACTTTTAAATGTTTTAATCCAATGTTACCAACAAGACCTGATTCTAATAATGCTCCCATTTTAGTATTATTTATTAAAGTTTAATTTTTATCCGAGTTTATTCATCAAATCTTTCATTCTCATGAATTGAGGATTCTCGTAAGTTTTGCTCTCAATTAAATTACTCGCAGATCCTCTACTCGGTGATTTAGTTACTTTAGCTTTTACACTTTCAGTAACAACTGAATCATTTTTAGAGTTAAAGTCTTCTTTGAGTGTTTGATAAAGAGCCTTTGATTCTTTAAGAGTTTCAACTGAATCAAAACGTCTTAAAATGTTTATTTTTTCTTGTTTTGTTGTTGTGTTTTCAGTGAAAAGACGTGTAGCATAAGCAAGATTTGAGTTGAAAACTGCAACTTCGTTGAGTTTTTCTTTAAAAATGTTAAGTGCCTTACGGTACTCTTCATTTTTCTCTCTTAATTGTTGAACTTCTTTTTTCAATTCAACATTTTCTCTTACTGCCGGTCTTAATCTGTCTGAAGCGTAGTCTTTAACGTTAGAGTTTGCAGTTTTAGCGTTTGGATATTTTCTTAAAGAAGCGTTGCTTCTTGCAGTTTCTTCCATTTCGCCTTCTTCCATTTCATAGTCTTTGTAGTGACCATCTACATCACCAGTCTTATGACCATCTCTACGTTTGTACTCGCCTTCTTTAGATCCCCAACCTTCTTTTGGTTCTTCCATTTCTTCAGACATTTCTTCTTCGTCTTCAAGTTCAATTTCATAAACCATTTCATCTTCTTCTTCCATTTCATAACCTTCTTTGTATTCGCCTTCCATTTCTTCGTCAGCGATTACTTCTTCGTCTTCTTCAGCTTCAGTTTGGATGATGTATTCAGCATCTTGATTTTCATCTTTTAAATGAATCTCATCGTCATCTTGTTTGATGATGATACCGTCTTCTTCACCCATTGCTTTGAAAACTTTTAAAAGTTCTTCGTCAGAAATACTTGTAAGATCCAAAGGTTCAACGAATTCTTCGTCTTCCACTTCATCTTCATCAGATAAATCCAACATAGACATCATTTCCATGTCTTCATCACCTTCTTCATCAGATAAATCCAAGTCCATTTCGTCCTCGTCTTCATCTTCAACATCAAGATCAGGAAGTTCTAACTCTTCCTCATCTTCAACTTCAATTTCAGCCTCTTCTTGTTCTTTCATTTCGTGACCTTTACCTTCTTCCATATCTTCTTCAGACATTTCAGAATAATCACCTTCTTCCATATCAACTGAAACCATTTTTTCCTCAACCTCATCCTCTTCGGATAAAGATTCTTTTACCAGTTCACTGATTTCTTCCTTCATTGTAGAAGCAAGTATTCCTTTTGCATTTTCATTTACGGCTTCCTCCAAATTCTTCATTTGTAGTAATGCCTCTTCAACTAAGTTTCTTTTTTCTGCCATTAGTATATTTTTGCAAAAAAGTTTATTATTCCTTTATAAATATAGTAGGAATAAAAAAAAATTCATTTTTATACCCAAATAGCAATATTTTTTTTTAATTTTGTGTTTTTTTTGTTAATTTATTGCAAAAAAAAATCGGGTATAAACCCGATTTTCTTAATTTTTGTTGATAATTAATCTTATGAAATTACCTCATCTATCTTACTTTCTGATACCGAAGTAATTCTCCATTCGTAAGAAAAACCTTCAAAATTCTTCGTTACTTTTGCCTCACAATCTGTTACTGATATTGCTGAAACCAACTTTTCTTCACGAATTCGTTTAACCTTTCCTGATTGATCATCCAATAAATCATATTGAATCTTTACTATAAAATACTTTTCTTCCATAATGTGTTTTTTTTAATACCCTAAATAATCGGAAAGTTTTTTCATTAAATCAATAGATTGATCCAAAGAATTTTGACTTTTGTTCTCAGATCTCGCTTTTGTCTCCTCTTCAATATTTTCATCATACTTCATTCGGTCATCTTGATTTAAAAATAGATATGCCCCAGGTGTAGATGGTGAAGATACTAAATCAAAACATATTAGTTCAAAATCATCTTGTACTTCGTTTTGTTCTCCTTTTTTTGTTAATGTTCCTATTCCACGAGAAGAAACCCCCATAGTTACACCTTGTCTCATCAAGTTTGCTGCTTGATCACCAGGACAAGAAACTACTCCACGTTCGTGAAAACCAGGTGAGGTTAATAATTTTAATTTACCCATTAATACATTACCTTCCCACCACATATCAGTAATAAGGTGTGATACACGGTCTAAGTCAATTAATGATGACTCAGGGTGATTAAGTTCTGAAATAGACAATCCTTTTTTGATTGCTTGTTGGTATTTTTCAGCTTCTCGTCTTAATATTTTTTCGGGATAAATTCTACCGTTTCTATTTGGTGTATCGTACTTTTGAAGTACCGCATAGAATTCAAAAGGTTTAGAATGGTCAAGTTGTCCGTAAGATTCTTTTATGATCTCAGCATTTCTGGTATCATTTGGATTAATGAAACCGGCATCCCATTCAATTAATATACCGTTACCCGTATCGTTTGGTCCTAATATTTTCATTTATTTTATTTTAAATATTTTTATAACTTTATCCATATAATTCAAGTATCACATCAAATTCACTTATACTACGATTAATAAGACTGAGTACTTTTGAATTCATTTGTTTAGCGATAAAAGTTTTATAATCAAAAGCTAATGCGGTGTCTTGATCAAAGTCACTTGAGTACAACGCATAATTTTTAGCGAATTCAGTTACATCATTTCCTTCATATATTATTTCACCTACTTGAACAAGAACTTCTATGTCATTATTTTTTAGATCCCCTTGAATTACGATATTACTTGGAATTATTTTGGAACCTCTAAATCCATATTCATACACAAAATCATTAAGATTAATTAGATTATTAATTCTTTGTGTGACATTTTCTTGTTCACTGATCATATCTTGTAATCTTAGATATTGAGATTCATTTATTAAGAATTTCATAGTTCAAGTTTAATTAATAAATATATTAAACTTTTTCTTTTTTTGTTTTATGTAGGGTAAAGTATTTATTTTTCATAAGAGTATATTGATAAATAGACTTTACAATGTCCTTTATTTTATCCCTGAGTGTGACTGATTTAAACTCCATATTTTTCTTGAAAAATAATGTCACCTCCAAGTTCATAAAACTTCTTTTTCCTGGTTGAATGCCGCTGGTTCGTAAATCCAAATCAACAATCATATTGTCTTCAAAAATTTCTTTATCAAGAACTTCAGATAACATTAACCTTACATTTCTTTCTAAATTCCTTGTAATTCTGTTCCAATTATCATATTCTTCTTTTGGTTCCATCCACGTTTGAATTACAATATATATGGATTTCATTTCTATGGAATCTACTGTTCCATAAGACGATTTAATATTTTTAAACCCCTTTAGTGTTGAAGTTTTTCCTTTTTTCATTTATTATTTTCATAATTATATAGTTTATTTTGATTAAATTATATTAAAAAAAATAGGTTAAATCAAACAAATAATAAAATCTTTATATTTATCATCATATAAAAACTTTATGCTAATTATAAAAGTAAAAAATAAAGGAGGGATAGAAAGAGCCCTCAAGGAATACAAAAACAAGGTTTACAAAACCAAAATGCTTGAACAAATCAGAAACAGGCAAGAACACACCAAAAAATCAATTAAAAGAAGAGAAGAAAGACTTAACGCCATTTATATTCAAAAGAAAAAAGGGTCAGAAGACTGACCCTTTCATTTAAATCTTTTTGGAAAAGTGTTCAACTGCGGTTGCTCCTAGTCCAACCATTACTATTCCAACCATACCTTCCCAAACATATTCTTTTAAAGGTATCTCTTTAAAAACATTCACT